CTGCTTCTTTACGTAGACGCTGTGCTTCTTTAAACATAGTGTCTGCTTGCGAACGATATTGTTTAGCAAGATCTTCATCACTTAATACGCCTTCTTGTGGAGCAGGTGCTGCTTCATCAGATGGTAATGTAGAAGTTGGAACATCTGAAACACTTGCTAATTCTTCTTCTTTAGCAGGCATATTAATTGTTGCTAAGTCCTCAACACCGACGCCTTTCTGATCTGCAATCATTTTGTTAAGTTCATCTAACATAATAGTTGCATTTCTATCAGGAGTCATTTCTACCATATTAGTATCTACTTTTTGTAGTTTACCTTGTGTATGAAAAGCTGATAGCATAATTCTGCCATCTGATAGTCTTGCTCTAGCCATTGCTTCTGCAAATTCAAATTCGTTTTGACCTGCATCTGATTCTACTAATTTCATAAGTGAATCATGATCCGCTGCATCTAGATTTTCTGTTGTTACAACTAAACACTGTTCCGGTTCATTGGGTACAGTTTTATATGCAACAATTACTTTACGTTTATTTGTCTTAATACGACCAACATGTTTAAATGCCATTATGCATCTCCTTTAGGTGCTTCCTTGGTTTGTGATGCAGAAACTGCATTAAGGAACACTTCTAACTTACTGTAAGTTTGTCCTACAACAGTCATCTCATTCGGTTTGAATGCACCACGACTACTTGCTACATCAATAATTTGTTTGATAGCATTTAAGTCTTGTACTGTTAGCTCTGGTGAAGTTTGTGCTTCTGGAGCAGTTTGCTCAGGCACTTTTTTATCTTCAGCCGGTGCTTGTTTTGTTTCTTCGCTCATAATTTATCTCCTGTGTTAATAGTTATGTGCAGTGTATTTAATAGTATTTCAAATATGGACAAGCCAAAGTGAAATATGACAATTCTTTTGCTTCTTCGAACCCTATTTTAATCACTGTTGTTGCGTTGTTTTCTTTGTCAAGTTCGTAAGATTTACCTAGGTAAAAACGTCCTTTTAGGTTATCTTGTATCCATTTTTCAATGCTCTTTTCAATGTTATATCGTTGTGCAATACAGATATAATCAAAGTGAGGAGCAGGTACTTTGAATTTTCTTATATCAAACAAACCATATTTGTTTGGTTTAATCTTAGTTTCAAGCTGCTTCATAGTGTGCTGTAGCACCAAATGGTGCCTTTAGATCCTTATCGTGATGACTGTGAATTATAAAAATTGTATCACAGTAGCTTTCGTCACCCCAGCTACCGAACGGATATCCGTCTGTAAACATAATAAACTTCTTAGGTTGAATATCCTGTTCTTTCATGTAAATCCAGTTAGCATCAAAGTCAGTGCCACCACCACCTCTGATTTCATAGTCTAATAAACTAGTACCGCCATCTGCACTGAAGTCTTCTTCGTTATATACTTTTGTGTCAAAGCACCATAACTTAATTTTGTAGTCTTTGTATTCGTCCATGATGCCTTTTACTTCGCCTAAGAAGTCTTCTGCTTGTTGGTTACCAATAGAACCACTCATGTCAATACCAATACAGATATCGATAGTATCCATAAAGTTCATACCTGGTAATACTGCACCAGTATGCCAACCTTTACGTGAAGGACGAGCAAAAGTGTAATCGTTTCTAATTGTAGATTGTATTTGCTGACGTAGTAATTCACGCCAGTTCATTTTAGGTTCAGTAAGTTCTTTAATCATACGTTGTATTTCTGCTGGCGTGTTACCTGCACCTGCCGCTTGTGCCGCCTGCATCATACCGTCTTTAATTTCGTCACGTATCTTTTTAAGCTCTTCTTTACTGTAAGTAGGACGCTTGGATTTACCAGATTTACCATTTTGTGGAGCAGGAGCATTACCTTCACCTTCTTGTGGCTTCTCCCAGTCTACATGTTCATCTAACAATTCGCCTAGTGCTTTTAGTTCTTCTTCATCATATTTTTCTTTTAGTTCTTCATAAATTTCTTCGGAAGTATAATCTTCATATTTAAAGTCTTGGAAGCAATCGATAAACGAAGGTTTTTGTCCAATACGATCACGGACAAGTAAATTGTTTACTTTATAATCTGCTGAGATATTATAAAGCATAGGATCTCTATCTTCTCTTCGTTCTAAGTGATCAAATACACAATGTAGGATTTCGTGTGCAATAACAAACTCAATTTCTTTGTTATTCATTTTATTAAAGAATTGTGTATTGTAATATAAATTACGGCCGTCTACTGCGGCTGTCGGACACCAATCATCTGCGGCTTGTATCTTAAGTCTAGTTGCCATGTTACCAAAGAACGGATGTCTAAGTAGCAAACCAACTCTTGCAACAATAATACGTTCTAGAACATCTTCACGCATTACTTCTAATTCTTCAGGAGTTATATTTGGATCAGGTGTCCAGTGCTTTTTACCTTCTAAATTGTATAATATATCTGCGTCAAACATTAGTGCCATCCTTTTGTTATACTAACAATATACAGTATTTTATATTGTTTGTCAAATAAATTGGACATTTTTTGTAGAGAAATGCCCAAAACTCTTATATTAGGCCGCTTGTGCGGCAGTAATATATTTGCCATAACGCTCATGAAATTCATCAAAGCATTCAACTTCATCTGGATCTATAGGTAGTGCATATTGCGTTAGTGCAAGTTTAATACCCATAACAACCAGTTCTGTTTCAAAGTTATCCATTGCAAAACGTAAAAAGTTATTTACTTTTGTATCAAACTTTTTATCGTTTTTATCAGACGCTTCTTTAAGCTCGTAGCAGAGTGAGACAGTCAAGGAATACATGGCACTGATTTCTTTAGCCTTCATCTCTTTTACTTTGCCATCTAATATGTCTGACGGATTTGGCATTGACGATGCAACTTTACGATGAGCCATAAATTTGACAGCCAGGCCTTCGCCAACCGATCCTGATACTAAATCTGTTGTTGTTGCCTCATCGTCGTCGTCTTCAAGGAATTCTGATACAAAACACCAACTACGTGGCGTTGCAAAAGAACGACTTGGAGATTTTGGATCAAAGTCGAATAAGTCCTTCTTACTAAATGTAAGATAACCTACAACGTCTTTGTGTACATTATTGTTCACAGCCCAAGCAAACCAATCGTCGAAGTTAACTTGTAATTCTAAGTGAACAAATCTATTTGCCAACGGAGCAGGCATTCTGTAAGTAACACCTTTGTCAGCTTCTCTGTTACCTGCCGCAACAATTAATACATTGTCTGGCAGTTTATATTGACCAATTCTACGATTAAGAATTAACTGATACGCCGCCGCCTGTACAGCCGGTGCCGCAGAGTTCATTTCATCTAAGAACAGTACAATATTATCATAGTTTGCGGCAAACTCTTCGCTTGGTAATTCTTGCGGTGGTGCCCAAACCATTGTACCTGTGTTTGAATCAAAATATGGAATACCTTTTACATCTGTAGGTTCCCATAATGATAAACGCACATCAATTAGATGCGATTTAGATAGTGATCGTGTAATTTGTCCAACAATATCGGATTTACCAATACCTGGAGGACCCCATAAAAAGATAGGTCGTTTTTTCTTAAGTGCCCTTGTAATACTCTTTTTTGCGCCATTGGGCGATACGGTGCGTAGTGCAACATTTTCCATTTTGTATTCCTCTTCTGTTATCAGTGCCATACTTAATTTCTTAGTATGTATATATAATACAGTCTTTTACTACAAAGGTCAACCTATTTTGGAATCTTTTTTCTGTCTTGTAAGTGCTTTTGTAAGCCCATATTTGCGTATATCACCGCTAAAAAGGTGTAATTCGAGCGCCTTTTTTTCGTTTGTAACAATGATTCCGCCACTACCTAAGTAGTATGGACAATCTATGAAGTTATCTAACCAAATTAAAACATTGGTTGAAAATTTGAAATCGTTCGGATATGGAACATCATATGTTGCTAATTCTAGTTCTTCCTTCAAATACCTAAATCCTTCGTCAGTAAGACGCAGGCCACCTTCCTCTTTTACTCTAGTGTTTTTCCACCAAAGAGGCATGTATTCCTTTAAAGCAGTTTCATTTATTGTTTTACCTGATTGTGCTAGAAAGATTTTAGTATATGTTTCTTTATTGTTCATTCTTCAACTATCGGACCTTCGTTTAGCATCACTACACAAAAATCTTCACAGCTGAATAGATCGTTTAATTTTTTTGCTAGATTGTGTGCATGTCCTGGATTTGAGAAACTAACTTTCTTATATTTAGGTCCAGGATAATTTGTTAACACATTAGACGATTTTAAATTGAACGGTTTGCCCTTATAGAAGACTGCCCAGATGGCTTCTGCTTCTAATATTTGTTCTGCTTTGTATGATTTTTTATCAACATACTCGAGAATTACATTTGGCTTTGGTCTACTCATATGCGTATCCTTAATTAACTACGCATATATTTATCTATTTTTTCACCAGTTTTTGCCGTCAATCTGTACTTGAATTACTTCATCATCGCCACGAGCTTGTTTAGCCAGTAATGCTTCTAAGTCGCCGTTTAACCTTGTCATAACTTCACCTAAAGTAAATGCAAGTCTTTTTGCTTGTTGTATATCTTGTTTTACTTCTTTGGCTCTACCTGCATCAGCAGTTTTAACTTGTTGTATAAACTGTTGTATAGGTGCAGTGTTAAGAGGTTCACTTGGCATTACTTAATTCCTGACGCATAATGAATTCTGTTTTGAAAGGACCTTTAGACTCATAACGTTCTATTGTAATAAGTTTAGGGCAAAAACTCTTTACCCAACCTTTTTCAAAGCGAATAATATAATATCCTGCACAGTACAAGCTCTTACTTTTGTTACTTTTAGTAAACAATGGCAAGCGTCTTTTGACATCGAATATACTGTTATATGGATCACAACTTGTTGGAAAGCCGTGTACAACTCTTTCTAATGGAGTTTGTTGTGTTATATCTAAATCAGTCCAAGATACGTTTGTTCTAAATCTATTTCCTAGTTGTTGCTTGGTATCAAAAAATTCTGTGCCTGTAGAACTGCTTAACATATATTTTTCATCATGTAATGATAAAGTACCAATGTTAGTACCTTTGTCCTCTACAATCCAAAATTTATCTTTAAGTACTTCTTTAAGGTTTATATTTGTCATGTTGGATACCTCGCTTGTAATGGTTCTGCAAATGTAGCCGCTTGATCTGCAATACGTTGCATATCCCACTTAGCACAAAACTTCATAAGTTTTGCACCTACTTGTGGAACTTCTTTAGGTTCTACTTCTGCAATAGTGTTATTAATTATCTCTCTTATCTCTGCAGGCTGTGCTGATAAGTCACATAATACAACATTTCGATTGTAGTCATCTAGCACACGATGTTCTTCACCGTTGTGATCTACCCAACGCTGTAGCATCATGTTATTCCAATTGAAACCTTTTGTATCTTTATCTGCAAATGCTTCAATAAGACCTACTTTGTTCTTTGTGCCTTTTACACGTACACCTGGATAAGCACTAAACACATTATCACTCTTGTCGCCACGCATACATTTCTCAAATAACATAAACGCAGGATTCGGTGCCGCCTTAGGCTCTTTTGTTTTCTTGTCAATAATAGGTTGACGTTTCTTATCGTCAAAATAACCTTCGTGTGTAATAATAGTATTACTTACACCATTGTACTGTTTTACATTAGGTGCAATAAGTTGTGCAAAGTCACCGTCTGTACTAATAATAATATGATTATCGTTAGGGTGTGATTGTACCCAACCTGCAATAAGATCGTCTGCTTCTAGTTGCGGATGACGCATCATAGTGCAGTTAGTTTTGTTACCAATGAAGTCTTTAAACTCATCAAAGATCTCCCAAAACGCTTTATCTTCTTCTTGCTCTGCTTCAGTTAGTGCAGAACGTGCCTCAGCCCTATTACGCTTGTAAGGCTCATAAAAGTCCTTACGCCAGCTACGACCTTCTAAGCAGAACACAACATGATCTGCATCAAAGTCTTGCCAAGCCTTCTTAACACCTGAAAGTGTAATATGTAGGGCCATGCCTACCTTGTCGTCTAAGCTACCACGTACAACGTGTCTAGCACGAAAGAATGTATTTGCTGTGTCTACTAGTATGTAAGTTGCCATTACTTTGCCTTTGTATAAATTATAGTAGTATTATAACACCAGATCTGGCTTGTGTCAACCATTAAGATACTTCTGATTTACCTTTATCGATAGGAACAACATTAATATGACCCATGCCTCTATCTGTACTTTGGCCTTCTTCTTCAAGCATTTGTGACACAATAGTTTTAAACCAAGCATCAACTATCTGTTCATTAGTCTCGCCTGAATAACCATTATCAAGTAGTTGCTCAATAAATTCATTATTCCAATCGAGCTCAAAGAATCCGTTTCGAATGTTGTCTGGATTCACTTGTGTATCAAGCACTGCTACCCACGGTTCACCTGCTTTTGTAGCCGCTTCTTTTTCTGCTTCAAGTGCCTTACGTCTAGCACTATCAGGAGTTTCTGGCTCATTGTCTTTTTTATCTTTTACTAGTTTATTCCACCATCCCATCATATAAGTCCTTTTTCTCTTAGTTTATCATCTAAGTTTTTTTGAATAGGCGCATTCATTGCCTTTTCATGTTGTTTGTTTTTATACTTCACAAGTTCCTCAAGTTCCCCAGGCATTTCCGAATAATGAGATGTGGAGTCTTGGAGTGAATCGCCAACCTCTTTCCATGCAGGCCTCCGCCACTTCTTTAACATTGAGGGTGTATTCTTCACTGCGTCCACCCAACGGCATAAGATATACCGGACATTCCACCCCGGCACTTCTGTAAGCCTCCACAGCTCTTGTAACTTCATCAAAGTCGTCTTGAGTAGCGACAACAAACTTAAGATACATGTCGCTATTAGTAACGCACTGATACTCACTAGCCACATTAGGCTTAATAGCAGTATCCCAAGGTTCTCCGCTAACGCTAAGTTTCGGGGAACAAGACCAAGTGACTTGGATTCTGTCTTGATCGTTGAGATAGTTGTAGAGATCGTCATGTAAATGTTGTGTAGTATTTGTTTCAAATGTGACATTTTTTAAATCCTGCATACGTGGATGCTCAAATAAATTAACATACAATCGTTGCCACGCCAACAAAGGTTCACCGCCAGTCATAATTAAGTGTATGTCTTGGCCGTTATCCATAGTCCACTTGCCTTCTGGAAGTAAACTTAGTAAGTGTTCAACTACTTCATCAACAGTTGCCTGTTTATTAAAGTGTTTAAACTCAGGATAGATACTTGCATATGTATCACAGCCTGTATGAATAATTGGTAAGTCTTCAAACTTTTCAGTATTTTTATGTACACCTGCATCAAGTAATCCTTGTACTTCTGCATTATGTATAATACCTTTCTTCTGTTTTTCATCACGCATAGGTTCATTTTCTAAACCAAAGTTCATGCAACGAAAATTACAACCGAAGGTACGCAGGAATACACTTGGCACTCCTACAAACTTGCCTTCGCCTTGTACAGAATAAAATGCTTCTGAATATCTAAGTTTCATATTTTATCCTATCTATCGCAAGCATATGATTGCTGTAATTTAATATTGTCCATAAACTCTTTCTTAGTGGCCGCATCTTCTTTGAATGCACCTTTGAGTACAGTTGTTTGTGTAAGACTACTATGTGCCTTAACACCTCTGTTTTCAACACACCCATGTGTTGCTTGGACATAAACACCTAAGTGTTCTGCACCTGTTGCTTTCTGTATTTCACGACAGATATCATTTGCAAGTTCTTCTTGCAATGTACCACGTTCAGCACACCATTGTGCAATACGAGTATACTTAGACAAGCCAATTAGTTTGTCTGCGGCAATAATACCAATGTATGCAACGCCTCTTACAATCTGATGATGATGTGAACACATACTTGTAAGTTCACTACGTACTACTAGCATACCTTCATAACGTGAAGCACTGTCATTTGGAAATGCAGTTGCACTAGGAATAGGATCATAACGCCCAGCCATTAGTTCATTGATATACATCTTTGCAAGACGTTTACCAGTTCCCATACTGTTAGGATCATTATGTCTATCAATTAGTAGTTTGTCTAATACATTTTCGAAAGCACTAGCGGCTTCTTCAATTAGTTCTTCTTTGTCGCCTTCTTGTAAGACTTCCGAAATATTATCGCCTGCCCAATAACGAACGTTTGCTTCTTCTAAGCGGGCTTTTATCTGTTCACTTTTACTCATTTATTTCTCCGATGTTTAGGCAGTGGATTGCCGATATTTAAAATACAATGCACAACATTATTCATATTATACATTGTATTTAGGTCTGTGTCAACCATTAAAATATTTTTCTAACATTTCAACACGATCATGTGCCTGAGCCATAGCATCTAGCTCTTTTTGAATGGTCTCGATAATGTCAGAGTGTTCGCCGATACCTACAACAGTCTGCATGTATACATCAACGTTGGTCTTATGCAACTGAATTTCTGCTTCAGCATGTTGCTTCGCTGCTTGTATTAATTGATCCTTCACCATAAATCTCCTTTCGGTAGTTACCTTTTTCAGGTATCACATGACGAATTCCGCCACGTGGATCTTCCATATCACCCGTTCTCCTTGGAATGAGATGGACGTGTGGATAAGCAACAGTTTGTCCTGCGGCTTCTCCTACATTTTGTCCTATGTTGAACGCATCACAATATCCGCGGTCAACCCAATCGTAGCCCCATTTATATGCGGCTTCGAAACATTTACTTAAATCCTGCCAAGTTTGTTCTTTTGGGACAAAAAGAATATGTCCTTCTGTGACAGGAAATCCATCTTTATAGACTGTAAAGTCTTTTGTATCTATTAATACATCAGTCCATGGCTTAGACGGTTTCATAAAATTCTTCCTCAACATAACGTTTTAGTTCATGATCACCTATATTATCAGGCACTCTTTTCTTATAAAACAGTTCGTAACTATCTGAACCATATTTACCTATACCATACAATTGAGTAGCATCTTCGCCATCCCAATCACGAAACTGTTCACTCATTCTATAAAGTCGTTCTGCTCGAACATGTTTCATTCCTAACGGAGCAATAACTTCTTCTATCTCTCTGCGAGTAGCATGTACAAAACTATCATGTGTACTCCACTTACTAAACAATGTAGGCAGTACTGCTTTAACTTGTTTACGGTTTGTACAGTTTAAACAAATGACACCAACCATATGTTGCCATATATTTTCAACTTGTTGTTGTACCATTAAATCATCACGCATATTCAGCAACATTCTCCCAAGGATAAACTAACCATACATCCTCTTCTGCTTTGTTTATTTCATGACATGAATACGTAATAGGTACTAATACTTCACTAGCCATGTTATCTGTAAGTGTAGCAAACCTTACATTGTTGCCCCATACACGATGCCAATGAGGATCGTTAGGCAAACAACCTGCTTCCCAGTCTTGCATAATCCAATTGAATGTAGCACCTGTATCATTAATATCATCTACAATAAGAATGTTCTTTTGATTGTTACCTGCATCACTATGCGGATATCCAAAGCCATCTTCTGCCATCCAACAGTTACTTTCACTTTCGCTGTTGTCATCACGTAAACTTACCTTAAGTGCTTCGCAACGTATGCCAGTCATGTTACTAATAATAGTAGCAGGAACATTACCACCACGTGTAATACCTACAATGTAGTCTGGTTTCCAGTTATCCTTATACATTTGATTTACAATACTAACGCACATACGTTCTACATCAGTCCAACTATAATAGTGTTTCTTAATCATTTGCTTTCCTTAAAATGGTATTTCATCATCATATTCGTAATTACCTTTGTAGTCTTGATCAACCATTTTATAGATTGAATGGAACTTATCCCATGCTTTGCGTAACGCAGGATATTGTTCACACATTTTTTCAACTCTTTCTGGATCTATTTTATTTCCAAAATCCCAAGATAGATCATCAATAGAAATAGTATCTGTATCATTTGGGTCGGTCAAAGTTATAGTACTATCAGTTCCAGTATCAAGTGTGATGGTATAAGAACTATCTAATGTACCATAATCATTCATCGTAACCGTCCCAGTAATCATTTTCTACTAGATATTCATGTGTGTACATTTCTTCTTTGTCATGCCATTTCTTATTCATATAACCAACTTGTGCATAATATCCCTTACCAGTAGTATCGTTATAATCATATTCAGGATCTAGTGCTATTTTATTATACCATACATTTTCAACAAGTTCTGATACATTAGTTTCAACAGAACTATATGCAAGTTTCTTAGGGTCAAAATCTTCGCCTTCAGTTTCTACAAACCATACTGCAAAGCCACCTTTTTCACCACTATGGAAAACTAACACTGGTGTTAATTCTTCTTCATCACTATCTTCGTCATTGTGATATGCTTCACGACCGTACAAATGATAAGGCGATACACTTTTCTCATTTTCATCATATGCATAATCATCACTACCATCTGCAGGTACTTCGCTTACTAACCAATCA